CTATCGTATATGGAGCTGCATAATACGCGATTACCATGCGCCAGGTCCAAATCGTCGGCCGATCGGTCCGCGAAGTCCGCTGTAGCCCCGCCGCGCGTCGTCAAACGGATCTTGATCGTCCGACGATGGCCACCGTCGCTCCAAGGGTACCCGTATGAACGCGTACTCCTGGCGATTCGCCGCAAGGTAGTTGAAAGCACCACACGCTGCGTCGACCTGGTCGTCGTGCTCATATTCTCGTTCGTCGGGGCTGAACTGCTCACATTCTTCGAGGAATGCGTCATTCCATGCTCCCCGCAACAGCTTGATCTTGCCAGACTCTGCCGCCGCGCGGAACGGCTGCGACCTTTCGAACTTGCTCCCTTTCACCTGGTCGGCGTAGACCGGATAGCCGAGTAGCGCACCGCGCTGCATCGAATCGATCCAGAGCGCACTGCCGCTGCCGGGTTCCTGTTGCAGAATAATGCGGATGCTACGACTGTCCTGTCCGGCGAGGTTAGCGATGAAAGTCTCAACCTCGTGCGGCGTGGCCTGGGTGCGTGCCACGTGTAGGATGAAACTTAGACCGTTGCGGGCGATTGCATATTTTACGCCCACAGTGAAGTCACTGGTCTTCTTCTTCTGGTACGCAGTGTCCCAATATCGAACGACCGACAGATCCGCCGGTGGCGCATCGATGACCTCGAACCACTCGCGCTTGATGACGCCGCGCGACGAACGCGCTTCCCAATCGCCCTTGAGAATACGGGCGCGGGTTACGGGGTCGAGATTAAGAAGAGACTTCACGTAGTCTTCGCGATTGATATGCGGGTTTTCGTCGAGTCGTGCTGGAATGAATATACGGTCGCCGCCAGGAGCACCTAGCCGTTCAACGAATCTCCTTTTGACCCAATCGTGACCCACGTTGCCGGGATTCGAAGCTGAACGCATGCGCAGTGGAATATGCGCAGCTTCTACATGCTCAGTTTCTTTGCGCACGACGCGAAAGCGCTGGCGTTCGATTTCGATACACTCTGAGCAGTCTTTCTTATGCTGCTGGTGAACCCTATCGCGGTGACCTCGAGATAGCATTTCGACCTTACAAGCCGGACACGCGGGCGCGCGCAAGCGCGCGAATAGATCAAGATACATCTTCTCCGAGAATTGGGTTAATTCGTCGACGGCAATAAAATTAAATTCGGCTGAAGCGTAGCGATCGATATCGCGTGACCCCGCCAAGTAGCCGAAGGTGAGCGTCGCGCCGCTTGCGAACTGCCACTGGTTCTTCGACTCATTCCAGCGCACATCTCTACGTCCGCGAAGCCACCCACGCGCCCGATCGAGCAGGGCGTTAGGCAGCGTCAGATCGGCAACGTGACGTCGGATAATGAGCGCGTTATAACCGGGGATGTCGGCGTATTGGAGCGCCGCCATCAACAAGGCATCAGATTTGCCACCACCCCCCGCACCACCATAGAAGGCTTCAAGGCAGTCCACCAGCAGGAACGCAGCCTGATGCGGTGTCGGTACATGCGGGATGAATGTGTTTAAGCGCGGCTCAAACAGATCGCGTTCGAATGCTGGACTGCCACCATTCTCCATCACAGTTTACCCCTTGCTTCAATGTTTTGATGTTTTCGATGCTCCGTTTTGCATAGGTGGATCGATCAATTTTTCTTATTCAGGGGGCGCATCGGAGTCTGATTCGTTGCCGCCTGCGGCATCCGGAGTGAGGTAACCAACTCTCTGCAAGATTGTCGCGATCTCGAATTTGCGCCGGTGCTTTTCCTCCGCCGACGGCGGCGGCGGAAGTGGTGAACGTTCGGCTATAGCTGAGCGCGAAGCTTGGTGTTCTTCGATTCTTGGAATCTGGTGCGCCAGCAATAACTGCATGGCTCGATGGTCGCCCTGCGCCGCCTTGTTAACCAGCTGTTTAAGGGTCGCTTCCAGTTTGGTCGCTGATCTCCGGACGCCGTTTTCTGAGACGATGACACGCTCCCGAAGCGCCTCGTCCAGGAGTGTGGATGCGTTTCTCGAGCCGCGTGGACGACCTTTGATGTTTCCAGAGTGGCCTTTCTTGAATTGCGTATGTTGCGGCGGCTTGCCGTAGCCTACCTCGTAATCGCTGCTTTTCCTGGCCCTCATCCCGTTTCCTCCACCTCGGCTTGGATTTCCTTGAACGATCGACCGGACGAGACATGACGCGCCTCATCGCGAGTAAACGCCTGCCATCGACGGATGATTGTGTCGACGTAGAGTGGATCTATCTCGAGTCCGTAATAGCGGCGCCCGGTGCGCTCTGCTGCGATGACGGTCGTGCCGCTGCCGAAAAATCCATCGAGCACGATATCCCGTCGTGAGGTGCAGTCCATGATCGCGTCCGCAACCAGGGCGACCGGTTTCACTGTTGGATGGAGCGCGAGCAACCAGCCCTCGTCCCCTGAACGTGAGAATGAATTCACGCCGGGATAATTCCAGACATTGCTCCGGTTGCGGCCATACTGTCCCAGCTGAACATTGTTCCGGTGAGATCCGCGACCGTGTTTGAATACGAACACCAACTCATGGCGGCTACGATACAGCGATCCCATGCCCGCGTTATCTTTTGACCAGACACAGAGATTCTTTAACTCCGTATAGACTTCCCGGCCAGCCGCCAGGAGTTCGGTCATGTGTCTCCAGTCCATGCATATGAAATGGAGCGCGCCCTCGGCGCTGTGGCGGGCGTGCAGGGAACAGCTTGTGGTGAGAAATGTGGTGAACTCGGCTTCGCTCATCTCGCCGGAAGCCATTGCGAAATCGCGATGTCGGACCGAGCCGAGGCCGCTCACATTCCCGTCGATCCGTACATTGTATGGTGGGTCGGTAAACACCATCTCCGCCTGCTCGATCTGCATCAGCGCCGCGTACGCGATTGCATCGCGAGCATCCCCGCAATACACCCGGTGCTCGCCCAGCTGCCAAAGATCACCAGTGCGCGTGACGGCGGGCCTCGACGGTAGCGCCGACAGATCATCGGCAAGATCTCTGTTCTCTCGCGTGGCAAATGTTAGACCCTCGATGCGCATATCGATCTCGCCCATGTCGAAGCCGGTCACTTCGAGGCTGAAGTCGAGGTTCTCTACCGACAGATCTCTAAGCTGTTCAGCGAGCAGTTGATCGTCCCACACCGAGTTCTCGGTCAGCCGATTGTCGGCGATCATGAAGGCTTTCGCTTGAGCCTCGCTCAGATGGTCGAGGCAAATGGTGGGCACTTCGGTCCGGCCAAGCAGCTGGCAAGCCATGATACGGCCGTGACCTGCGATGACCTTTCCATTCGCATCTAGCAAAACCGGCACGTTGAACCCGAAGGTCTCAATGCTTCGGGCGATTTGGCGAACCTGTTTCGCGTGGTGCGTGCGCGGATTTTTTGGATCGAGCTTGAGCTCTGAGATCGGGCGACAGGTAATTCTAACCTGGCAGTTAGGATCGAGGGTGCGTTTCTCTTTGCCTTCTTTGCGCATGCATTCCCTTAGACCTGCTAGCGGTGAAGTTTTCGACCCTGCTCGCCATCGTTTCCTTCGCTCATTATTTTGGCTTGCAGGTCTTCAAACCCTCAACGATTTATGTTATGATGATACTCGTTATACCGGTTGGTTGTCAACGATATCCCGTGCATACGAAAGAAGCGATGAACACCCCCGGACCTCACAAGAGCGATTTCATTGGAAGACTAGCGGAAATTGCTTCCGAGTTTCCTAGCAGAGCCGCCTTGGCTAAGGCGGCAAATCTCCCACCCAGCTCCTTGCAAAGTTATATGGAGGGAACGGAGCCCACTCGGCCGGCGCTGGTTGCCTTGGCCAGAGCGGCTAACGTGTCTTTGGAGTGGCTCGCCGATCACCGCGGCTATAAAAGGCCTCATCCTCCGGTGCCTGACGGCTACGCTGCGGTTCCGTTTTATGACATCCGAAAAATCGGAGGATACGTTTATCCGCTCGTCATGGGAGAGATTGCTGAATTCTTGTATTTGAAGCTCGACTGGTTCAGTTATCCCGAAATGCAGGCATCTAAGCTCTTCGTGGTTGAAACCACGGAATCGTTAACTCCGGAAATTCGGCAGGGAGATCTTGTAGTCGTCGACCAAGGCTGGCGGACTAAATTCGTCGGTTCACCCTCAAAGCTTCCCGAGGGTAACTACCTGGTGTCGCAGCAGGCCAAATTGTCTGTTCGCCTAGTATCGGGCATTGTCGATGATGCCGTAAAATTAGTCACACCTGATTCGAAGGGAACCGAAATCGTGCGGGTAGGCGACCAGGGTTTCACGGTTCATGGAAGAATCATCTGGCACGGCAGGTCTCTGCCTGTATATGAACACCCGAAAGGCAATGGGTCATCGCGTAGAATTCCCAGACGCTAGGTTTGAATTCGGAGCAAGTGGATCCGCGAGTACCGTTAATTTGGTCCACA